TGGCATACTCGAGGCTGTAGAAATAAACATAACGCTTCCGTTTTCGTCTGTACGCTTGATTGTGCAGTTACTTGGGTCTAGCTGATCGACCCATTGATAGGTGTAGCTCATGGCTCGTCAAATACATCGTGAGACAAATATAACCTATAATTCAGCGTTTACAGCGTAAATTCGTCCAATTGTATAGGTATCAGCGTTGGCTGTAGTGCCGATTTCATACCTAAAGCCAGACTCGGTGATTTGTGCCGCTGTTTCCGAAGTTATACCATTGCTAGCTGTAAGATATTTCGCCGTTATAGTTGGAGCGGCTCTTTTTGTCACCTTGTAAATGCCCGGCGTATTCATAAAGGCGCCAGTTGGAGTAGTTACCCTTGCAGCAACTGGAACCTCTTCGTAATATCTTTGGCATAATGCTAGTTCCTGACCATAAGATCTGTGCTCAAATGGTGTGGCAGCTGTACCAATCTCAAGCTGTACTCCAGTAATTGCAAGGTAGTCATTGGTTGCACCACCGACACCAAGGTTGGTTGCATTTCGATTAGTATTGTCAACAGCCTCCCAAGCAGCGCTATGCGTTCCAGTAGTAAAATTAGATCCAGAATTTAACCACCAACCAAGTTGAAGTCCGCTACCATTGTCATCATTGATAAGACCAGAAGGGTCTCCAGGAATTGTAATCGTCTTATATTCCCAAGTGTTGGCACTATTGATCGTATAAGAAGTCGTAAACTGACGGTCACTATTGTTACGCTGTATAAGATCAATCGATGCATCACCGGTTTTATTCGACTTGACCCAAAAGGAAACGATTAAGTTTCCCGCATTTGAGGTTCCATACTTTAGGTGTTGTAGGTTTTGTGCTTCTATGCGTTGATTAATCAGTGCAGTGTCAGCAGCAGCAGGAGAAGCATCTGCAGTTGTGCAAGTTGCCTTAAAACTCTTTGTAAAACCTTCTGGTGCATCCGTTGCTTGATCGACAGTCCAAGTGCCAAGAGTTAATAAATTAAAACGCCATCGATCACAAGTGCTATATCCCCCTGCTGTTACTGTTAGGACTTGAGTTGCACGTTGTGCTACCTGCATCGCACCGTTGATAATCAGGTTACGATTACTTAACGCTCCAGCAGTTGGGTATTGAATTCCAGAAATGTTTGCACTGCCGGTAGTGCGAAATTCACCGCTTGACGTAAACCTTCCATATTCAGTGAAGGTGGTTCCATTATCCCCGCGAAAAACTATAGGGGCATTGGAAGTACCGTTTCTTGAGTCCAAATACACTGCATTAGTGCTATATGTAAACTCCCCGTATGTGTTAGCTGTACCGGAATCGCTATCTTCGAGCCTAAGCGATGGGGAAGTACTTGTGATGTGCAAATTGCGTACTGGGCTAGTTGTCCCAAGCCCGAAATTGCCATCTGCGTCAAACCTTGCGTATTCTTGAGCGGTCCCACTGTCCCCACGAAAAATGATTTGTCCATTGCTGGTATTGTTTCTTGAATCCAGATATAGCGAACCATCAGATTCAAGAATTTGTGAATACTGATTCGTTCCATCCGAATCTTGAAGCCTAATTGTCGGTATTGTATTTGCGATGTGAATGTCTGTTGCTGGGCTAGTTGCCCCAAGCCCGAAATTGCCATTTACGTCAAACCTTGCGTACTCATTGCCACTTCCGTTGCCTCGGAAGATAATTGGTCCATTTGCTGTATTGTCTCTAGAGTCTAAATATAAACCGCTTCCAGCCTTAAAAACTTCCCCGTACTGATTTGTTCCATCTGAATCTTCAAGCCTAATAATTGGCTGCGCATCTGCAATGTGTAGAATTCGTACTGGACTAGATGTGCCGATTCCCACATTTCCGTTTGTATGAACCCTCATTCTTTCGAGGTTGTTCATGTCAAACTTAAGTGCCGCAGCCTCTACGGTTCTAAAAACAAAAGCCCCAGTACCTCTGTGCTGTAAAAACGAGGATGCATTAGCTCCGCTGTTATTGCGAATTATTCTTAAGCCATAATCTGCATAAGTGGTGTCACCTACAAGATCAATGTATGCAGCTTGGTTGGAAGTCGTACCTGTCCCGATTTCAAGAAAACTTGATTGCCCAGAGCTTAAGATCCTAGTTGCGCCGTTAACATCCAACTTGAACGCACCAGGCGTTCTTCCGATGCCTACATTTCCATTTGAGTCAAATAAAACACGCTGAGTGCCACCGGTTGCGATGGCTACTTGGTTCGTTCCAGGGCGATATAAGCCTGAGTTTGCGTCGCTAAAGTGCAGCGATGGTGCTGCTGCTGTACCCGCACCTACGTTGACGACATCACCAAGGGTGGTAGGGGATAGCGTTGTCCCTACTCGTCTAAAGTTCCCGTCCGCACCAGCGCCCGTGAGGCGAATAACATTGCCTGCAGTGTCTTTTGTATAGATAACAGGATCACTGGCGTTATAGTTAACTGCAAGTTCACCGTCTTGAAGCTGAGAAGCAGTGGGCGCAGAACCCTGCACAGCGCTGCGCTTGTTGCGGATATTCAGTGTCATGGACGGTAAACCCCTCGGTACTCAATTGAGTGCGGATAAAAGCTTTCGCTCGTCAAGCCCGCTCAGGAAATTCTAGCTTGGATCGTGTAACTGCCTTTGTGCAGCGCCAGCAATCATCCCAAGCAATGCACTCCCGTTGCCAGCGACTTCATTTCTAAAACTTTCAACTGCTGCACCCGTTTGACGTGATTGTTGAGAATTTTCAATCAGCAACGTAGGAGCCCAAGCTACAGCACACCCGTACTCATCCACCTGTTTACCTGTATTCGGATCTGTTCCAAACACCTTGATAAACCATACGCATTCCAGCTGTTTACAATCGCCTTGAACAAGAGGGCAAAACTTGCCGTGCTCTAGCTGCATTAGTTCTTCGTTGCGATAATTACGTCAACATAAGCTACTTCAAAGTCAACAGCTGAACCTGTAAATCCGTGGCTGTGAGCTTGGTTGCCGCCAGCGGCTTGAATGCTAATTCCAGTCACACTGCTGCTCGTCGAAAAATTTTGATTTTCGCATTCATTGTCACCGTTTCCACTTTCCGAGCTTCCAAACTGTCTGGCCGCAGTGAGAGCGTGAGAATGTCCTGGATCAGTTACTCCATGTGCATGGGACGGCATTTCACTCACGGTGATCGAGTGCCCCGCAACTGTTCCGGTAAAAGTTACCGAAGAACTAAAAACTGTCGTAAAGTCATGCGTTCCACCAGTGCCAACGGTTCCTGAGACAACCCTGAGAGCCCTATTGTTTGTCGTCGTGTCTTTAGTCCAGCCACTAGGTGCTGCTGTTTGCTGAAACAGCATTTTTGTACCGCTAGGGAAACCAGAAAGGACGTCAAAGTTTGTTGTAGAAGAGTTGTACGTTTTTATCTGATACGGGCTTGTGGTCGTATCGATCCACAGCATTCCCTGCACGGGAGTTGTTGGTGCCGTTCCAGATACATAATTACCGTTTTCTTTGACCCACTTTGTAGTTGGAATCCTTAGGCTTCGATCACTGCCGGTGGGGTTTGCGCCGACCTCAATCGTTGGGGTGCCTTGTAGCACAACTGCTGTTGGGCTTACCGTTTCAGTTGTGTACGTTCCAGTGACATCGCCTAGTGCTTGCGCAATATATTCAAGCAATACGCCGATTTCGGCTCTAAACTCCGCCCTAGTTACTGAGATATTGTCTAGATTGCCGACTTGATCCGAATTAGGGAGATTGGTCATTAGTAACCCACAGCTGTGACGTCGGCCAAGCCCGCGACTATATTGCCGTTGGCGTCTAAAAGACGCACGTCAAATCCAGTCTTGGTCTTACCCCTAATATACGCGGTTGCAGGAAGTGTAACTGTGCCCGGTGGATCCTGAAGGACAAGTTGTAGCGCCTTGCATTTATTGGGGAATGCCGTGGGGAAGGTAACCGTGTTAAATCCTGTAGCAGCAATTGAAACATCTTCCATAGTCCGAATTACATCTGGGTAGTCCAGGGAAACTGTTACCTCATTAAGTACTGTTGGAGTAATGCCGTCTATAGATCTAATCCGGCAGGCAATTTCATAGGTGCCTTCTTCCAACTTTTCAAAAGGCACATACGGGTGAAATTCGATACCCACAACATTTGATGTATTCAAATACATGTAATTTGTCTGCGGATTTGGGTAAACCGGATCGGTTTGCGGATTTGGGTAAAACGGATCATTCAAGTCCTCGCCAACCCTGCGTACAGACCATTGGTAAGTTCCAACAGAATCAGTCGTAATTAAAATGCCAGTGCCCTCATCTGTTGCCGCAACAGTAAAGGTGAAGAAGTAATAGGCGTCTTCGGCGGGATCGACTTGTGTCAGCGTTGTACCGCTAACAACGGCATTTACTTTTTGTCCTGTCCATCCCGTTGTGTGCGCCTCATAGGTTTCAACAACATTGGTCGGGATTGCGTCCCCAAAATTGATGACGATTGCAGCCTGGTTATCGGAAACCCAGCCAGTCTTATCAACTGAGCGAATCATGACGGTCCAGGTGCCACCATCGAGTAATTCAGTTTCAAAGTATCGCTGATCTCCTGGTACGCCGTCAGCAAACAATGGGACGCCAAGTTCCCAATTAGCGTCAAATCCAGCTTTGTATCGCACCAGGAATTTATCAATGTCAGTCACCTTGCCCAAAGGCCAGTTGGCGGTGATATTTCCTGGAGTAGGCACCACCGGGGTTCCGCCGTCGATGATGTCTGTAATCTCAGAACGTGGCAAGCTCCAGCTAAATCTTCTTAGTGGTGCGATGCTTTCAACGTCCGTTTCAGTAACGACAGTAAATTGATCGGGCGGTGGTGGAACAAGGTCCAAACGATCCACGACTGCGGTCGCATAGGTTTCGCCAAACAAACCCTCTACAGCGGTGATAAAGCTAACCCTGCAATTCCAGTTTGTGTCCGCGTGGAAAATGCAAACCGCATACTCGTTAAGAGGATAGTCACCGTAGATATACCTACCATCTTCATCTGGTTCGCGGATGCCTTTTGCTTCTCTTTCTGTAAGCTCCCGGTTGGGGAGTACCTCTAGGCGAACGCCATTGACATACGGCGGTAACGCAAGACCATCAAAGCTCCAGGTAAACAGTTGCGCACCAGATGCTTGGTTTTGGAAAATCAAGCGGCTATTACCGTTTACCAGCCCACTGATGTCGGGCATCGGGAACCAAGTTGTGATGTCGTCGGCAATAACAATATCTGACCAGTCGGATTGGTTGCCGAGACGTCCAACAGTTGCAACTCTTACGCGGAATTTATCTGCAATTGTCAAGTCTTCAATCGGCACTAACTCGCGATCATCAACCTGGCGAGGAAGTTCCCTAAACGCACCAGACCAAATTATGCTGCCGTCTTCTTGTACCGTCCCAGCTTGCCACTGGACTCGATACTCTTTGGCGGTTAAGTCGTAGCCAAATAACGTGACTGCATCAGTAGGCGGTGTCCACTTAATGTCGATTTTCGCTTGGCCGTTATCCCAGATAACTTGTGCCGTAACGCTTGAGGGGATACCGATTTCGGCAGGCTTGAATAGATAGCTCTCGTCTTCCTGTAGCGGGGAATCAAAATCAACTGCGTTATAGATGTCGTCGCGATACCTAAGCGCAGAGACCTCGTATGTTCCAGCGTCTTGTTCCGCTACGGTAAGAACCCTAAACTTTTGTGCTGTACGCCCTGGAAACTCAATCAGCCAAGGGAATGTTGCTACAGGTGTGTTGCCGCCTGTTGAATTAATGGTGACCACATCAC